TGTCGAATTCACTCCGTTAATACTTACGTTCGTTGATCCTGTCCCTGGCGACAGGTTTCCATTCACTGTGATACCAGATCCAGTCGCTGAATACTGATACCCAGTGTTGTAGTCCATCGAATTGATGGTCTCTGTTACTGTGCTTGTGGTCTCCGTATGGCTCGTCATGGAGCCTTGGGTGAAGTTGGGCACCACGGGGACGGACCATGCAGGTGCAGTCAACCCGTGAATTACTCCAAGAACCAATCCGAGACCGATCGCTTCTTGAAATCTGGTCATGATTTATCTGACGAAGATTTCGGTAACAAATTGTCCTGTAGCACTTGTACCTGCTCCACCAGCCGTTATCGACATAGTACCAGCAGAATCGATACTACCAGCGAGGTTACCAGCCACGCCGCCAGAATTAGTGGTGACACTTCCAAACGCGGGCAAGGAGGGAACGACACCACTAGTGACGGTTGTGTTACTTGGGATTGCATCGCCCTGATTAAATGACTCAGAGAAAGAGAATGCATCTCCGTCTGTGGTCTGGGCGTAAGAACCTGCGGACATTGTTCCTGCTGCCGTTGCACTGGCGGGTGCTGTAAGACCTCCGAGTGTACTGGCGGTGATGTTACTTCCAGTAACTGAGTAAGATGATCCAAGTCTAGTTGCTTGTGATGCTGCTCCATCAACAGTTAACTGGATGCTAGTAGACATCCTTGATGTAATATCGGCATGTGCAGGTGCCGTCATCAGTAACATTCCAAAAGCCAATAACGCCTTCTTCATTTGTAAGAAATAGTGACCTATATTTATTTAGTCCAGTCATATTTTGAAGTAAACCGTAAAAGTTAGTAGTGATACCATAACCTGGAAAACAAATCACCTTTGTCTAAATAATTGTGTCGCCTTCGGGGACATCACAACGTTATCTCGCTTTTAGGAGAACCACATATGTCTAACTTTCTTAAGTTCAACTCGAAAGATGTTGACGCAATTTTTGATGCCGCTGAAAGATACAGCGTAGGGTTTGATGATCTGTTTTACAGACTACATTCCTATGGAACTGGAACACCTCAGGGTGCTTATCCACCATATAACTTGGTAAAAGAATCCAATGTTAAATGGAGGATTGAAATGGCACTTGCTGGATGGTCAAAGGATGAGATCGAAGTATCAACAGAGAGCAATGTTCTGTTGGTAAGATCTAAATCGGACAAAAACAAAACAGAAGAAGAGTACATGCACCGTGGAGTTGCCACTCGGACTTTTGCCAGAGGTTTCAACTTGTCTGACGATGTTGAGGTTTCTAATGTAGAGTATAAAGATGGTATGTTGACTGTAACTCTACAAAAGATCATCCCAGATCATCAGAAATTGAAGCTGTACGACATCACCTAAATATATTTTTCGGGGACTTGACAAACGTCGGGTCCTCTGTTACTATAGTAGACACCTGGAGAACATTTTGAATGGCCACCAAAGTATGTAAATTGAAGGACGGGAATGAAATCATTTCCGACATCAAAGAAATTAGAAACAAAGAAGATGAAGCTATCGCATATCTTCTCACCAGTCCTTATCGTGTCGAACACTATCTCGATGAGGAAGATTATTTCGGCCGTGAAGACATGGACGAAGATGAAGAGGAGAATGATGGCGACGATGGATTCGATGAAGATGTAGAAGAGGGTACAGAAGAGATTGACACTCAGGATCTAGTTGCTGAACCTGATGGCAGTCTGTCGCTTGACATGGGTCGATTGGATACTGGTATTCCTGATGAACCATTCCAACTGGATAAGGTTCGTCTGCAGTTCTATCCCTGGTGTCCTCTTGCTAAAGACAATCGCATCCATATTCCTCTGGACTTCCTGGTCACTGCTTATGATGCACACCCTGAAGTAGAACAGAAGTACAAGCAACTCATCGATCGTATGGCTGAGTTGGAAATGGAAGAGGAAGAAGAAGAGTACGACGAAGAGGATGTGATTGATCCTGAAGTCCTTGCTGAAGATCAAGCTGAGGATGAGTCTGATGAGTGATGTCCAAGTATTTCTAACGAAACTTGGTATCTATCTCATTGCTCAACTAGAACAACTGGACGAAGAACCATCTTGTTATCTGAAAAATATCTATCAGATTACTGAAGATGATGAGGTGGTTCTCACCAAATGGCCAAAGTACACTGCTCAGAATGACTCCTTGTTTTTTCTGGAAGACTTTGTTACTATGGTAGAACCAAGTCCTGCAGTCCTCGACAAGTACAAAGAAATTATTTCGTAATGAATTTTTATACAAACGTCCATCTGGTAGGTGACAACATTCTGTATCGTGGGTATGAGAATGGCCGCAAGGTCATTACCCGCAAGAAGTTGTCTCCTACCCTTTTTGTTAAGAGTGCTAAGGAATCAAAGTACAAGACACTTGATGGACTCAATGTAGAACCTGTCCGTTTTGGAAAGGTTAGTGAAGCACGCGAGTTCATTGAGAAGTACAAGAACGTAGACAACTTTGATGTCTATGGTAATACTCGGTTCATGTATCAGTTTATCTGTGATGAGTTTCCTGAGGAGCACATCCAGTGGGACATGAACAACATTCATCTGGTCACGATTGATATCGAGACTGGATCTGAGAATGGATTCCCTAACATCCGTGAGACATCTGAAGAGGTTCTGCTCATCAGTATCAAGGACTTCAAGACCAAGAAGATTACTGTGTTTGGCAGTCGTCCCTATGAGAACACTAGGGATGATGTGAAGTTCATCCAGTGTGAGGATGAGTATCATCTACTTCGTGCCTTTCTACATCACTGGACTACAGATCCACCCGACATCGTGACTGGTTGGAACGTAGACTTCTTCGATATTCCATACCTGTGTGGTCGCATTGGTAGACTGCTGAGTGAGAAAGAGATGAAGTCTCTGTCTCCATGGAACATGGTCAGGTCTGAAGAGATCAATATCAAAGGCAGATCTCAACTCAAGTTTGATATCACTGGTGTGTCTGTCTGTGACTACCTTGATCTGTATCGTCGATTCACTTATACCAACCAAGAGTCCTATCGTCTGGACTACATCGCTCAGGTTGAACTGGGTCAACAGAAGTTGGACCACAGTGAGTTTGAAAACTTCAAGGATTTCTATACAAAGAACTGGCAGAAGTTCGTGGACTACAACATCCATGACGTTGAACTTGTAGACAAGTTTGAGGACAAGATGAAGTTGATTGAGCTTGCCATTACCATGGCATATGACTCAAAGGTCAACTATAATGACATCCATTATCAGGTACGGATGTGGGACAATATTATCTTTAATCACCTGAAGAAGGATAACATCGTTATCCCACCTAAGAAACCACAACGAAAGGATAGTCAGTATGCTGGTGCGTATGTCAAAGAACCTACTCCAGGCATGTATGAGTGGGTGGTCAGTTTTGACCTCAACTCCCTATACCCTCACCTCATTATGCAGTACAACATCTCGCCAGAGACGTTGGTTCCTGAGAGACACCCATCAATCAACGTTGATCGACTCCTCAACAAAGAGGTAGACCTGCAGATGTACAGCGACTATGCTGTATGTGCTAACGGTGCCATGTATCGGAAGGACGAACAGGGATTCCTGCCTAAACTGATGCAGAAGATGTATAACGATCGTGTCATTTTCAAGAAGAAAATGATCGAAGCGAAGAAGAAATATGAAGAAACGAAACATCCCCGATTCCTCAAGGATATTTCTACCTTCAACAACATCCAGATGGCGAAAAAGATCTCACTTAACAGTGCCTATGGTGCGATTGGTAACGAATACTTCAGGTATTTTCGTATCGAAAACGCTGAGGCGATCACCCTGTCTGGACAGGTTTCAATCCGTTGGATTGAAAAACGTATGAATGATTACATAAATAAACTGTTACAAACGGAGGAGGAGGATTATGTCATCGCTAGCGATACAGACTCAATCTATCTTAATCTTGGACCTCTTGTTGATAAATTTCTTAGTTCTAAGTCTGGCGACAAAGCAACAGTTGTGGCGTTACTTGACAAGATCTGCCAAGAGAAACTGGAACCTTTTATCGAACGTTCATATGAAGAACTTGCGGATTATGTGTCGGCATATGACCAGAAGATGACGATGAAACGGGAGAACATTGCCGACAAAGGTATTTGGACTGCCAAGAAACGATACATGTTGAACGTATGGGACAGTGAGGGTGTCCGATACGAGACACCAAAACTCAAGATGATGGGTATCGAGGCAGTCAAGTCGTCCACTCCCGCTCCATGCCGAGAGAAGATTAAACAGGCAATCAATCTGATCATGACTCAGACCGAGGATGACCTGATTGACTTCATCGAAGACTTCAGACTTGGTTTCAAGAAACTGCCACCAGAGGATATTTCATTCCCCCGTAGTGTGAATGGATTGACAAAGTTCAAAAACTCTGGTACTATCTACAGCAAGGGAACACCTATCCATGTGAGGGGAACTCTGTTGTATAATTACTATGTCAAACAAAAGAAGTTGACAAACAAATATCCGTTGGTCAATGACGGCGAGAAGATCAAGTTCTTGTATCTCAAAACGCCTAACAAGATCAATGAGAATGTAGTATCATTCCTACAGACTTTCCCAAGGGAATTGGGATTGGAACAATCGATTGACTGGGAACTACAGTTCACAAAGTCATTCCTTGATCCGCTCAAAATTATTCTAGACTCTATCGGTTGGAAGACTGAACGAGTTGGTACACTCGATGTCCTATTTGGTTAATCTATGAATTTCTTAAACGATATTGTCAAGGAGATTGACAATGAGTACGCAAGCATTGTTAGTGAGGGGGTTGCAGCTGGCGACGTTTCATCTTACGTTGATACTGGCAGTTATATTTTTAACGCCCTATGTAGTGGTTCGATCTTTGGAGGTATTCCTTCAAACAAGATCACCGCTATTGCAGGAGAGAGCAGTACGGGGAAGACTTTTTTTACTCTCGGTGTCGTTCGTTCTTTCCTTAATAATAATCCTGAGGCTGGATGCATTTATTTTGAATCAGAGTCTGCCATTTCTAGGGAAATGATTGAGGAGAGGAACATTGATTCTTCTCGTATGATCATCGTCCCTGTTACCACAGTCCAGGAGTTCAGGACTCAGGCAATCAAGATCCTTGATAAGTATCTGGAACAGAAGGAAGAGGATCGTAAACCTATGATGTTCTGTCTGGACTCTCTGGGTATGTTGTCTACCACCAAAGAGATTGAAGACTCAGAGGCAGGTAAAGAGACCCGTGACATGACCCGTGCTCAGGTTGTGAAGTCTATCTTCAGGGTCTTGACTCTTAAGTTAGGTAAAGCAAATGTCCCTATGATCGTAACCAACCATACATACGATGTAGTGGGTGCCTATGTGCCCACTAAAGAGATGGGTGGTGGATCGGGATTGAAGTACGCTGCTTCAACCATCATCTATCTCTCCAAATCCAAGGAGAAAGATGGTAAGGATGTTGTTGGTAACATCATCAAGTGTAAAACTGCCAAGTCCCGACTTACCAAAGAAAACTCTATGGTAGAAACGAGACTATTCTATGACGAAAGAGGACTTGATCAGTATTACGGACTACTGGAACTGGGTGAGAAGTATGGAGTCTTCCAGCGGAACGGAAATCGTTACAAAGTTGGTGAGTCTAGTGTTTATCCTAAGTCTATTCTTGCCGATCCTGAGAAGTATTTCACGCCCGAGATAATGCAAGCACTAGACGAATCTGCAAAGAAGGAGTATGGTTATGGCTGAAGAGTTCAAAGCATCAGATGTGCCACCTGAAGAGATGGCAGAGATTGTAAAAGAAGTCATTCAGATGACACAAGACTGCCCTGACTGTGGTAAGGGTGGTGGTGTTGAGTTTGAAGGAACACCAGATGATATTGAGTTGGATCCTACCAATCCAAATGACTTCAAGAAATTCATGAAACATGTTGCGACTGTCAACATCGAAGGTGGTGTTGAAGAAGCAGAAGCATACATTAAAAAACTCTCGGATGCATACGGTCTACCAGTAACCATTACCACAGATGCAAAACAAACTGCAAAGGAATGGTTGCAGAAAAAGTATGACCAACATCAATGTGATCATCAACATGATGATGATCCAGATGCAATCCAGGGTGATGATGGCAAGATGAGAATGCCAGATGACTTTGACACTACTCCTATGGTCCTAGTTGATGATAGGAATCTGTTCAGAGCATATGTTGTTGCTGGTAAGGCACAAGAGATGATTGAAAAAATGAAAGCAATTTCCGATGTTCGTGGATGGAGAGCGGTAACTTATGAAGAGTTTGAAGAGCTTAGTAAAGGTCTATGATAATGTTCTGCCAAGAGACATCTGCAAGAGACTGATCAATACATTTGAGTCCCATCCAGAACTGCAAGAAAGGTTTGATGACGATGGGTATCCAAACTTTACTCAAATGAATCTTACTAAGAATCAACTTAAGATTGGTACTGAAGAGCATGAGGTTCTACAGAATGTATCTTTCGCTTGTCTGAAGATGTATGAGAAAGACCTTGATCTTCAGGGTGAGTTTCCTGCAGAGTATGCTCTAGAACAATTTAGACTTAAGAAATATAAGAACGATGGTTACGATAGATTCGATGACCATGTAGATGTCCAAGACTATGCCTCTGCAAAGAGGTTCTTGACATTCTTCTTTTACCTCAACACGGTGAAGGAAGGCGGTGCGACCGAGTTTCCTAGACTGGATATCCAGGTCAAACCAAAGGTGGGGAGATGTCTTGTCTTTCCCCCCTTGTGGATGTACCCACATTGTGGTATGATACCTGTGAGCCATCCCAAATATATCGTCGGTTCCTACCTGCATTACCTATGAACGTAATTGAATCAGTCATTCTGACTAACCTTTGTTATAAAGAAGAGTTTGTTCGTAAGGTTCTGCCTTTCCTGAAGGAAGAATACTTTGATGCTCAACATAACAAGGTGATGTTTGAGATTATAAATAACTACTTCCAGAAGTATGGAGACCTTCCAACGAAGTCTGCGTTGCTCGTAGAACTACAGAACAAGGACTCTATTTCTGAAGATACTTTCTCTCAGTCCGCCAGTTTCATCAATGAGATGGAGGACAATGGAGAAGATCTTGAGTGGTTATTGACCTCTTCTGAGAAGTGGACAAAGGAACGTGCAGTCTACCTTGCTCTCCTTGAGAGTATCAAGATTGCAGATGGTAAGGACAGCAAGAGGAATCCCGAAGCAATCCCATCCATTCTAACGGAAGCGTTGGGTGTTTCTTTTGACGATCACATTGGCCACGATTTCATCGACGACTATCAAACAAGATATGACTTCTATCACAGGAAGGAAGAGAAGATTCCTTTCGATCTCGAATATTTCGACAAGATCACAAAAGGTGGTCTCCCTAATAAGACTCTCAACATCGCTCTTGCTGGTACAGGCGTCGGGAAAAGTCTATTCATGTGCCACATGGCTAGCGCCAATCTCATGCAGGGAAGGAACGTTCTGTACATCACACTTGAAATGGCAGAGGAGAAAATTGCTGAACGAATTGACGCAAACCTTCTAGATGTCAACATTCAGGATCTTACGGATTTACCTCATCAGATTTACGAGAACAAGATCGTCAAGTTGGCAGGAAAGACCCACGGTAAACTCATCATCAAAGAGTATCCGACAGCTTCTGCCCATGCTGGGCATTTCGGGTCTCTACTCAATGAACTTTCTGTCAAGAAAGGATTTCATCCAGATATTATATTCGTAGACTATCTGAATATCTGTGCATCTTCTAGGTACAAGGGAACCATTGTGAACTCCTATACCTATGTAAAAGCAATCGCAGAGGAACTTCGTGGACTTGCTGTGGAAAGTAACGTACCTATTGTTTCTGCTACTCAAACCACTCGCGCTGGGTTTGGTAACACTGATGTGGATCTTACTGACACATCCGAGTCTTTTGGTCTTCCTGCTACTGCTGACTTTATGTTTGCTCTGATCTCTACAGAGGAACTAGAGGCCATGAATCAGATCATGGTCAAACAGTTGAAGAATCGATACAACGATCTCTCTTACTACAAGAGGTTCTGCGTTGGTATTGACAGGGCTAAGATGAAACTGTATAATATTGATCAATCTCAGCAGGACGGTCTGGTTGATGCAGGTCATCCAGATCCAGTTGAGGCTGCAGCCCAAGACAAATTTGCAAAGTTTAACACTATCACATTCTAATTATGGCTAAGAAAGAACCCGAAGGTTTTGCGACTGACGCTCAGAAAGAAAAGGCACAAGAGGTTGCAGAACAGATGCAGAAGGCTCGTGAAGAACGTGCAGAACAAATCACTGTTGACCTCGACAAGTATTCTAAGTTTGTGCAGGTGATGACCTCTGCACCTTCCAAGAACTTTGACTCATACGTTGAACGTATCAATGAACTGAATGAAGCAGGTTGTGACGTGTCTCGTCTGAACACCGCTGCTATTGGTATCGTTGCAGAAGCAGGTGAGTTTGCAGAGATTGTCAAGAAGATCCTGTTCCAGGGTAAGGAGTACAACCAAGACAACATTGATCATATGATCATTGAACTGGGTGACATCCTGTGGTACATCTCTCAGGCTGCAACTGCTCTTGGTGTCCGACTCGATGACATTCTCCTTGGTAATACCATGAAACTCCTCAAACGATATCCTGATGGTGAGTTTGATGTTCTCAAGTCTGAGTATCGCGCACCTAACGACCTCTAATAAATACGCCCTCTCTTCTAAATAGTATTGAAGAGAGGGTTTTTCTATAAATGGCATCACTGTCAAAAGCACAACTTAAGAAGAGGAATAATCTTGAGGTTCTCCGTGACAAGTTCTTTGGACAGAACGGCATGGTGAATATGTTTGTGGGACCAGAGGGTCAGTTTCATCCTGCTGCATTGATTATTGAAACTCCTCAGGGTCAGTATGCATACGAACCCAAAGATACAAATGAGATGGAGTCTGCTCTTGGCAGAATCTCAGAGTTCATTGATTCTAGAGGTGCAAAACTATTCTTCACTGGTAAGTATGCAAACACTGGAAAGATTTCTACTCTCCCTCTAGACAAGTTAGAAAAAACTTCTGAGTTTGGTGGACAAGGTGCCAAGAGTGGTAAACAAAATCTTGGATTGGTTTTTGAAAAAGATCTTTTCGACTCTTTGGTTGGATACTTTGAGACAGGAAAACCAACTGGTAAGTATGGTAAACAGGCAAAGGAAATTATTGACAGTCAGGGTAAAAAGATAAAGAAACCACTGACTGAAGTCGTAGCTGTTGGTGAACTGAACCAGAGAAGACCATTGAGTATCTCTGGTAGTTCTTTGAAACTTGGTAATGGTGCTGTAGACATTGGAAGTACAGTCACTGATATCACTCTAAAGTATAATGGAAACACTGAAGTTTATTTGTCATTGAAGTATGGTAACACTCTTGCTTTTGCCAACATCGGAGTTGGCACTGTCTTCAAAGAAAGTGAAATGAAGGCAGGAAAGATGAATGCAAATGCTAAAACTATTTGCAAAGTATTTGGATTATCTGAAACTAGTTTTTCTGAAACTTTTGCTAACTATCCTCATTCAAAAAAACTTCAGAATCATCAACAGGATGTCACTAGTACATGTGACAAGAATGCCATCTCTAATTTGCTAAAACAAATGGTTGGTAAAGGATACGTTATGGTTCATGGAAAAGGAACAAACGTTGAAGTGTATGACATTAATGATTCTTACTGGAGATCTGCCACTACACTGACTGGTAAGATCACTGCATACTATGGTGGTACAACTGGTAAGGGTAAAAAGGTGATTGTTTCTTGTGAGTCTGCTAAATACAAGTTCCAGTTCAACTTTAGAAACAAACAGTCTGGCACATTCCCATCACATATTATGTGTGATTATCAAAAGAAATAAATACTAGAGGAAAGGACTTTCAATATAAATGAAAAGGTACAAGGATTTTCTACTTGAAACAAAATCAGGGGAACAAGCCAAACGTCTCGGTCTGAAGCACGTTGGTAGAGGAATGTATGCAGACCCTAGAGGTAACATCACACACAAGTCTGTGGGTGGTGAGAAACTAGAGAGACTGCCTAAGGATCAACAGATTCCTGCTGACCAAGTACAGAAGGATCAACAGGGACAGGAAGCTCCTCCAGAGGAAGAGGGTGGTGAAGGCCTTGGTAACATCACGATTACCTTTGGTCGATTCAATCCTCCTACTGTTGGACATGAGAAACTCCTGAAGTCTGTGAAGGCTCACTCCACTGGTGGTGAGTTTAGAATTTATCCATCCAGATCACAGGATGCGAAGAAGAATCCTCTGGAACCTAGAGCGAAGGTATCGCTTATGAAGAAGATGTTCCCTGACATGAAGGAACACATCATCAACAAAGAGTCGATGAGAAGTATCTTTGATGTCCTGAAGTCTCTGGGTGAGGAAGGATTTACTAGTGTCACTATCGTTGTGGGTGGTGATCGTGTTGGTGAGTTCGATGAACTGGCAAACAAGTACAACGGTCAACTCTATAACTTTGAGTCGATTGATGTTCTCTCTGCTGGTGAGAGAGATCCTGATGCCGATTCGATCGAAGGTATGTCTGCATCTAAGATGCGTGACTCCGCTGCAAAGGGTGACTTCAAGTCATTCAGAAAGGGTATGCCTAAGGCCTTGAGTGATGCAGATGCACAGAAGGTCATGAAGCAACTGCAAAAGGCAATGGGTGTTGAACCTCAGGAACAACCTATGGAGACATGGGAGATTGCTCCTAAGTTGGATCAAGAAACTCTGAGAGAAAAGTATATTGAAGAGGATCTATATCCAGTTGGCAGTTATGTAGAGAATGTCAATACAGGTTTGTCTGGTCCTGTCATTAAGAGAGGTACAAACTACATCATCTTTGTCGATGAGTACGACAATAAACATCGCTCATGGTTGAAAGATATTGTTGAAGGCGAAGACCCATCTACACAGTGGGAAATTGGTACTGATAAATACAGAAGTGAAGTGCAGGCAATGACGCCTGGACAACCAGTTACATCCTTCTACGATTTCGTCAAGAAACGTAAAAAGACTAAATAATAAAAAGGAATCCATTTGTAAAAACGATGCATCACGACAACTATTCGGAGTCGGGGAAACAACTGTCCGACATGGAATCGATCCTTAAAGGTATGGGTTTTGCGGAACCTGTCGAAGAAGGAAAGATGAGCAAGGAAAAACATAAGAAAGAAGCCAAGAAGGGTAAGCGTTGGCAAGACTCTGATGGTGATGGTAAGTGGTACGAACCAGGCGAAGACGTTAAAGAAGGCGTCCGCGATGACAAGACCGCTGA